TACTCAAAATCATAAGATTCCTTAAGCCCCTAAAATGAGTACATTCCTTCACATATTTTAAAATTTTATAAACTTATTTTATTTTTTAGAAAAAGTTATGAACATGTACTCAAAATCATAAGATTCCTTAAGCCCCTAAAATGAGTACATTCCTTCTCATATTTTAAAATTTTATAAACTTATTTTATTTTTTAGAAAAAGTAACAAACATGTACTCAAAAATTAAATAAAATTTCTCTGCATAGTTTAATGGATTTAACATTTTTTATTTTATTTGTAATTTTGGTTGTCATAATTTACTACCTGATTGCAAGCATTCAATCCCTCATATCAGAAATACAAGAAATTAAAAGTAAATGTATCAAATGTGGTAACACTTCAAAGGAAGAATTTCAAGTTACAACAGATGATCCTGGAAAAAAACTGAAATCAAAAGCAATTTCAATATTAAAAAATTTAAAATATATTATAAGTCAGAACGAATGAAATGTTTTGAATGTAGCCGAAAAATATCTGAATTAGACAAAATAACCAACAAATGTAGATGCGAGAATATCTATTGTTCTTTTCATAGATTGACACATGATTGTAATTTTAATTATATTGAATTGTATAAAAAAACAAATAATTTGGTAAAATTAAAAAGTGAAAAAATGGAAACTATATAAAAAATATATAAGAATAACTTCTGTATATAGATACAGGTTAAAAGTTCCTATAGCTCAGTCGGTAGAGCGTCGTGCTTATGACGCGAAGGCCATGGGTTCGAGCCCCATTGGGAACAATTATTTTTTCTTTTATGTCAAAAATTAAAAAATGACATAAACAATATTATCAACAAATATTAAGAAGAGAATGTTTCATAACTACAAACACGATGAAAAAGATCCTACTTGTAAATATTCATTTGAAATTCACGATGTTGATATTTCTTTTGTAAACGGTATCAGACGTGTCATGTTGACAGATATACCAACTCCTGGTGTTATTGGCGAAATTGAACCAACTGTTGAAATTATCAAAAATATTGGAGGATTACATAACGAAATTATTGCTCATAGAATTGGACTTATACCAATTTGTGTTTCCGAAGAACTTTATGATTCAATTGAAGATAATGATATGCAAATTGAACTTAATGTTAAAAATAACGGTATCAAGATAATGAATGTAGATTCTGGACAAATTAAAGGAACTATGAAAGGAAATGAATTGACTAATTCTCAATTGTCTTCTCTTTTCCCAAAAAATAAAATAACCGATTCACATGTTCTTATTACAAGACTTCGTTCAAATGAAGAATTACATTTTAAAGCAAATATTGTTAAAAAAACAGCAAGATATAACTCTGCCTTTTCACCCGTTTCTTTAGCAAATTTCTTCTATATTCAAAATGAATCTAACTTCAAAAAAGATATGAGCATTTTGGATAAAGAAAGAACATATCATAAAAATAAATTTGGAGAAGCTACTCGTGTTCAATTTGAAATCGAACCAATTAACTTTAATATTTCTGCAAAGTTTCTTGTTAATCGCTGTTTAGATATTTTGATACAAAAATTTAAAAATATTTCAGATAATCTTTTTTCAGATAACAAAAATATTCTTATATCTCAATGTGATGAGTTATCTAATACCTTTCAATTTGTTATTATGAATGAAGATGATACTATTGGTAATATTCTACAATCATTTATTCATAATAAATATATTCGTAACAAATCTTCCTTTAATGATATTATATGTTCCTATATTGGTTATATTTGTCCACATCCTCTTAAAGAAGAACTCGTTATTAAACTTACTTTAGATGATCAATCAGATATTAATAAATTCATTATGTTTATGGACTCTCATTGTAAAATTATTATTGACGAACTCAGTATCATCAAAAATGAGTGGAATAAATTTATTGATAATAAATAGATTAAATGGATAATGAATTTAAATTTTTTGACGAATTCCTGGATGAAGTCGAATATTATGAAATATTATCTTTAAATGAAGTTTTAAAAGATAATCCAGACTTTAAAGCTTTCTCTCGTGAAGAAATTTATGACGAGTTATTCAACTTTTTTCAAAACTCAAATACTGCTTATAATCTCATCGATATGTTTTACAAAAAACCAAAAATTCATCAAAATTATATTTTTATCATTGAAGCTTTTAAAAAGAAATATGATGAAGATATTGAATCATTTATTGAAACTTTAGAAAAATCTTCTAAATTACAATACACACAAGCACAAGAATCAAAAGATAAACTGTTTTTTGCTTTAGATTATGACAATGATTCCCAAAAAATTAAGTTAAAACAACAAAACAAAACTTCTGTTGAAATACATAATAATAAAGAAAAATTAAATTATTTGTTATTCAATTCAGATGATGTTAATGTACCAGTTAATGCCGTATATTATCGTAAACCTAAAACTGTTATTCAAGACTATATATATTCTAAAATTTTATCAAAATATGAAAAACATATGCTTTTGAATCTTGTCAAAACAGACACTTTTGACAATGTTGAAAAAGTTCTCAAACTGGTTAAACCAACATTGGATCAAATTTTGAAGTACCTTCCAGACGATGATATTGATTATAACACCGTGAATAATCTTTTATTATCATTCGATTCATCATATGACGAAATTTCACAAATTGATTTTCAAACATTAAAACAACATTATGATCATTTATTAAATACTAAAATTCAAAACATCAAATATAAAACTGTTGAACCGAAAAGTATCAAATTTTCTCATAACAATATTTCAGATTCATTCAAAAATATTATTAATCTTATTCCACTTCAATATGATGATATTGAATCTCTTATTTCTCAATTAGAAGATGAAAAAATTAATTTGAATTATCCAGGGTTAATATTCAATAACCCTAATGATATCATAAACGCTATCAAAAATAAAGATATTTCATTTGAAGATGTCATTCAAAACATACAAGATTACAAAAAAATAAGTGTTATTCAAAATACTGTTAATTTTCTACTACAAATGAAAAATACAAATTATGAAGATATTATTACAAATATAGAACAACAAAAAGTTTATAAACAACCAACACATAAAGATCTTTACGATCTGACATTTTTAAATTTTCAAAATGAATTAAAAGAAGTCAAAGAAGCAAATGATTTTTCAAATTATGATGGAATACCCCCAATCTATAAGAATGAAAATTTATTCGAAGGAATGATAGATAGAGAAAATGATATTGAAGTTTTTGTTCCACCAATAGTAACAAATAATGCAATTTTATTATCACAAAGATACAAACATAATGTGGGATTTCGTGAAATGTTGGAAATTGTTTTGAAAATATTAGATGACGTTGAAACAAATTCTATGTTAATTTTGAACAAACAAGTTGTAAGTGAGGAATTATATAAATATTTCTCAGCTGTTGCAACCAAAAAGGATCTATTATTGAATATATTAAATCAAAATAATGTTGTTTATCCGGAAGATTATATTGAAAAGGTTATCAAATTAACACCTAAAACTGTTTTAAATACTGAAAATGAACATATTACAGAATATCTTAAAGAATGTAATAGACAATATATTCAAATTATTTTCCAAATGATTTATACCGCATTATCATGGTGGACAATTTCTATACTTGAAGATAATATGAACGGATTTTTGATTTTTGATCAAAATAAGATGATGATACAGTATATTGACAAATGGTCACTTACAGGTCTTCCATTAGATAAAAATGCGAATGATGGTGTTATAGTTTATCTATCAGAAATAGCACAAGATATATTAGAAGAATCAATATATACTTCGCCAAAATCTATATTAAAATCGTGTTTATCTTTAATACAAGAAAAATATACAAATGAATTGAAGTTTATTGCAGAAGCAAATGTTGTACAGAAAATTAATAAAGGACGAGAAACCTATAAAATTTTGAAACATGTTTTGTCGAAAAATAAATCCAATATCGTTGATGAATATATCAAAGCTTTAATATATATGCCTGGATATAAATTCAAAAAAATTCATAAGTTTTTATTTGGCTGTTGTCTTCAAAAGATCGGACAAGATTTTACACCAGATAGCGATATAATAGGTATTAATAGAACTGATTTGAAAGATGCAAAAGATAGATTTTCAAAAAAACGTGCGACAATTAAAAAATCAAAAAGAATGTTTTATATCACCAAGATAGATGATGATAAAATAGAAAAAAATATGTCTAAATATCATGTTGATATTGAAATTCCAAATCCTGAAATTAATGAATGGTTGAATGAAGTACAGTCTTCATTATTACCGGATGAAATAATCAATGAAATTCGACAAAATGGAACAAAATTTTTACAGAATAAATCAAATAAAAATATTGAACTTTTAATGAAAACATCGGGACATAAACAAAGCAATATTGTAGATATAGCTAATAAAAATCATATAAATATCTTGAAATTTTTGAATAAATTGTTAAAAGAATACAAAGCAAATGATGAGGAAACATTTGTTTTATACGAAGCATGTATTGAAATAACAAATATTGTAAAAGAAATATCAAAATTAAATAGAAACATAAATGAAAATAATAAGAATGATATTAATAATATAAATACCTATATTTTAAGCAGAGCATTATGTTTGCCATTTAATCCAGATTATACAAATACTATATTGAAAGCATCTTTTGAAGTTTCATATGGATTTGTGAAGAATTTGACATCTACTATTTATGTAAATGTTATGAAATATTTGAAAGATATTAGTATGCCAACTGTAGAAGATAATATCATCTTTATTAATTCAATAAGAGAACAAAATAAAAATAAACAATTGATGGAAATGAACAAATTATCAATGGAAGAGAGACAGTTGGAAAAAGAATTGAAATCAATGGGAATACAAAATGAAGTAGTTGTAAAACAAGAGGAAGATTACGATTTGGATTTGGAAGAAGATTACGATTTGGATTTTGGAGACAATGATGAAGATGAATAAAAGATATAAGTGTAAATTGATATAAGAAAACAAATATGCCAAGAAAAGCAAAAGTTGTTCAAAATGATAAAAAAAATAAAAAAAATTTACTCAATACTATGGTAAAGAACAATAATAAGGATGAACATATAGTTTTACAATTACCATTAACAAGAAGTCATATTGAAAAAATTATCAATATAGATAAGAATAATGATTATAATTACGAACCAATACCATATGAAAGCCCGTATTGTTACATTAATGAAGAAGTAAATAACACAAATGATGAAATTCAAAACAACGATATACATGATATCTCACCACATGATAGTTGTGTTGGAAATAATATGGTTTGTTTTTGGTGTTGTCATAATATAGATTATAAAATATATGGAATGCCTATAAGTTTCAATAATAATACATATTTTGTATATGGCACATTTTGTTCATTGCAATGTGCTAATGCATATAATTTCTCCTCATACAATGGTAGTGATAAAGTATGGGAAATTAATAGTTTAATACAAATGATGGGTAAAAAGTATGGTATGGATGATTATATAAGACCTGCGCCATCAAGATATCTTTTAAAAATGTTTAATGGAAATTTATCAATAGAAGAATTTAGAAATTTACATATGAACAATGAAACAACATATGTGCTGAATATACCACCAATGATTTCAATACCAACAAGTTATGAAACTGTAAATACATCATACATCAAAAAAAATTCTGAAAGCTCATAAATGAAAAAATGATATAAAGACTCTAAACAATTGATTAATTGTCTTCAATGGATTTAAAACTTATTTTCACACCATATCGTATATCAACAATAACATGTAATGCAGATATGGGCAAAGATATCAATTTAGATTTAAATGTCTTATATAATAATATTGTAATAGAAAATGATATAAAATCTTTTATTTGGATACAATTTTTAAAGGAAAACACAGAAAACACAAGGGGTGTGAATCCGAAAAAAAAAAGAAAATCAAAACAACAAACAAATAAAAAATGTAGATTTGATAATCAAATAACAGTTATTTACAAATATGATAATGATTATTATCCTAATATCAAAATTTTCAAAAATGGTAATATTCAATTAACTGGTATTAAAGATATATCACATCCAGAAGAGATAATAAATGATATTATTTCTAATATCAAAAATATTTATAACAACGGTATTAAAAAAATATTTATAACAAACTATAATGATACAAACCCAACTGAAAGACTCATGTATTTAAATTTTAAGGTCAGAATGATTAACTCTGATTTCAAAATATTTACAGATAATGATAAAACTGATAAATTTAATATCAAAAGAAAAGAACTGCACAATATATTAATAAGTGGCAAGTATAATAACAAAAGTAGTTTTCAACCAAATGTTTATCAAGGAGTGAAGGTTGAATATTTCTGGAACACAGATAATCTCCAAAAAGATGGAATATGTAGATGTTCTTCAAACTGTTTTGGCAAAAGTACTGGAACAGGCGATGGTCATTGTAAAAAGATAACAATTGCCATATTTGAAAGTGGAAGTATCCTCATAACAGGAGGAGTTTCTTTTCATCAAATTGACGATGTTTATAAATATATTTGTAATATTATTCAGGAAAATCAACAAAATATTAAAAAAAGAATAGTACACGAGTTGGTTATTTGAAACAGATTTCGTTATATTTATTATTAACAAAAAAGTATTTATTTTTATCAATAGAATTGTTTCCAGGACGTACACTTGTAGGTATATGATTCTTGGCAAGTTTATTATAATGAGATGAATATGCTACAGCATCTGGTTCTATTCGAGGACCTCTATAATCTTTTGACCATAGAGTATTTTCATAAGGTTGAGTACTCGTATATAATCCTGCATGATTCATTGGCTGTGGAATACCAATGTTTTCATTTGCATCTAAGAAACTATATGAATAGTTATTCATTCTTAATATTATAAATCATTTTTTTTCTCACATTTTGACAAGTCAATATTTTCTTTAAACCATTCCATACCAACTTGTTCTGATGCTTCTTGAGAGGTTAATTCATTTTTAATGATTTTATCTCTCATCATTAAAAAGTAATTTAAGTTATCTTGGCTAAAGTTTGGGCTAATTGTCATCTCAAATAAAGACGGATATCTTTTTTCAAAAACTTCACACTCTGTTTTCAGAAATTCAATTCTTTCCTTAAGAGTTGCCTTTCCTGGTTTTTCAATATATTCTCTGATATAATTCACGTTCTTTTTGATTAATTCTGTTGTCATTCCATCTTTTACAAAATCTTTGGTATTCATTGATAATAAATTATTTATTTTTACCTTTATATATTAATTTTTGTTATTATTGTTTAATTTATATAAAAAATGATATAAGATTGATATGAATATAATCATATAACTTATAAATGGAGATTGAATACCCAAATACTGTTTATGAAATTATCCAACAAACTTTTGAAGAAAAGGAAAAAAATGTAAATATTGCATATAATGATTGTCTTCTGACAATACTTAAAAAATATCATATGTGGCCATATCTTCAAGTTAAGAAGTTCAAAGATAACGAACATCTTGTTCTTCTTCACAATTCATATGATATCAAAAATATTGATAAAAAATTTGAAAATATATATGATCAGTGTAGAAGTATTGTTCTTGACTTCTCACTTTATCTCAATAACAACATTGTTGTTTCCTATGCCAATAATATTCCTATCCGTATTGACATTGATGAATATTCTCAGAATGTTCATGAAAGCGATAGATATCAAGAGGCATACGATGGTACTACTATCGCTATTTATAACTATAAAGACGAATGGCATTTCGGATCATCCACGTGCACTGATGTAAATCTTTCCAAATTCTCTCATCCCACCAAATCTCATGGTGATATGCTTGACGATGTTCTTATGAATATGTTTTCTTCTCATTTTTCATACGATGAAATTGCTCTTTATGATAAGAAGTATCTTCAAAAGAAACTAAGGGATATTTTCGTAAGTTATTTGGACAAGACAATTGCGTACGAATTTGTTCTCCTTCATTGTGAAAATAATCATATCATTGACTATTCGGATGTTTACGGCGAAGGATATAAACTATTGTATCATATTAATTCCAAGAACAGAGAAACTCTTGGTGAGTGTGACGTATATACTCAACCTCTTTCCAAAATTGGCATTAAATACCCTACTTACTTTGGTTCATTGAATGATGCATACAATCATATTAACACAAATAAAAGTTATGGGTTTATTGTTAAAAAAAATACTGAAACAGGAATTCAACTCTTCAAAATCTCACCACAACATATTACATTCAAAGAAGATACTGATCCATGTAAACCAAATGTATGGCATAACTTCATTACCATTTATATGAAAAATAGAAAAGACTTTAAAATTGTAGATTATATTGCAACTTATAAACCAGAGTTTACTCTACCAAAAGATGAAAAGGATAGGGAAATGGATCCAACTTACATTATTCATACTGTCATTTTGACAATTAAAGATATTCTTTATAATTCATATATTGCATCCACCACATATAACACAAAAACAAACAGATTCAAAATGAATAAAGAAATTGATATGCAATTCCCTCCTATTATTCGTTTTCATCTTGCACAATTGCGTTATAGACAAAAAAACATTCATATTGGTAAAATCATTCAACCATCGGATGTATATCATTATATTTGCCAATGTAACAATTTGAAAAATATCAAACTTCTTATTCATTTTCTTTCCGCAAATTCTTGTTACAATGTAAAGGAAAGAACTGCCTTGTGTATCACAACACTTGGTAATCTTATTTAAAATTTCTTAAAAACAGCCCATTGGTTGAGAAAACTAAATTTCTTCTGGATATCATCTTTATCCAATTCTTGAATATCTTTGTATAATTTATCATTTGATTGTATATTTGTTTTTATACGGTTGAAGGTTTCTTCAAACATTTCTGATTTTTCTAATTTTAAACCAAATTCTGCTGCTTTTTTAACCAATGTTTGAAACGATATCAAGTATTCTGGTATAAGTTTTTTGGTATTTTCAATATATACATCTATCTTCTTCCCATATATTTCTTTATTTTCTTTTGAATATCTTCTTATTATCGCCCATACTGGTGTTCCTTCATTGAATTCTGATTTTAATTTTATTCCTTCTATTTTATCTTCATCATTTCTCATTATTTCATTATGAACTTTATCACCATTCATAAATGTACAGAAGAATACACCTTTTGTTTTTAAATTATCAGCTACATTTTTTAGAAATCCTTCCAGTTTTTCTTCACTCTCAAAGAAATAATGAATAGCAAACATACACGACGCTACATCAAAACCATCTGCTCCTTTTCCTGATATATATTTTAAATGAATTTCATTGGAATATTGTTTATTCATTACAGTTTTCAAAATATTTTCACTTTCTCTATCTTGTATTTGTCTTGCTGTTTCACCATTTTTTATATTTGCTGAACAATCTCCTGCAGCAAATACAATATTCGGAAAATATGAATCTTTCGGAGCATTTTTTACAAATTGTTTTCTTCTTTTCAACATTCTTGAATAACCACCACTCACTGGATTATATATATTATGTTTGACATAATCTATTCCTAATATAAAGTTATATCCAGAATCTATCCATCTATTCATATCACCACCATCGCCACAACATAATTCCAGTAACGAACCTTTGTTTTTCGACACTTCTTTATATAAATATCTTTTGATTCCTTGATTGTGAAAATTCAACATATGAACTGATAGCAAATTATCTCTTGTTATATTTCGAGAATAATAGATATCGTCTGAATCTAAGTTTTCGACATTATTGATATATGATAAGTTTTCATTCCCTGTTATCATTGCCATTGTGACTGGTACATGAATTGAACGCCATATATTTAATGCTACACCATAATCATTTGCTGTTTTACTAAGAGTATTTTCATTTCTATATATTCTTGTTTTATCTTCTCTCACTCTCAATACATTCCAGCGTTCGCTTATATGTATATTTTCATCATTATTGTATTGAAATTCTACAATACTATTATTTTCTATTTTATCTCCATTTTTGGCTCTCAGTTCGCCACTTGTATTTATCTTTATATGAGCACATTCAACACCTGGTGTATAAAACAATTTTGGTTTAAATAAGATAGGAATATATGATGATGAATTGATATCATTTGTTTTAGCATACAATTTATCATATCTCAATTTTAATGCTTTTTCTATAGATAAAGCTTCCCATTGTGTAGCATTATATCCTACATATAATTTCACTTCTTGATATCTGATACCATTTTTGGTTATTACTTTTCCATAAGTTATAAGAAAATCTATTGTGTTTTGATCTTCTGGTTTCCATTTAAAAACTCTATCCCATTTTACATTATCTGTTAAAGTTACTTGACGATTTGTATAATAAGAATATACTGCAAGTTTCGCTGGAGTGAAGATTAAACCATCAATATCATATGGATATTGTTTTGAATTAGTGAGAATATCTTTTGAATCATTTAGTATATTATCGCTATATCGGTGATTTTTGACAATGACGTCGATATCGCCTTTAGAAATATTCTTAACAATTTCCTGTAATTTTGTATATCTTGAAACAGTATCAATTAAAGGTAAGGATGTTATTAATTTATTACTTATATAATACATATCAAAACAGGCATATAAATCTTTATCACTTCCATCATTTCTTTTATCACATGATACATATTCACCGTCTATTAAACTATTTGAATAAGTCTTTGGGACAGTCAATCCAGTATATTGTACTTGCAGAGTATTATTGATAAGATATACTTTACCATCAGTGTTAACATACATTAGAATTCTTTCACCATCTGCTTTTTCAGTCACAGTATATCCTGATAAAATACTTACAGCACCATATGTTTTAGGATCTACTAAATTAGATAATTCGAGTGTAACAGGTTTAGGAGCTAATAAAGGAATATCTGATTTTTTGTTGTAATTGTTTATTTTAATATCTTTCTTGACTAAATTATGATATTCTTCGATGATTGTGTTTTGTTGTTTCTTAGTCAATATCATATTTGATAAATGTATGGTACGAATCATCATAATAATTGATTCAATAACATTTGAAGAATTATTTTTGAAAATTATTTGAAAATCATATTTTTGTTCTTCTTTTAAAATATTTGATTGTTTCATTGTGTGAAATTCTTCATCTTTACTTTTATAAATATTTGCAATATATTGAACATCTTCATTTTCATAACATATTTTCTTAATTATTTTATAACTTTTCAAGTTATCGTGCCAAAATTCAGGTTCTGTTACTGGAGTGGTATTTGATAATGTAAATAAAATACCGTCATCGAAAATATCATCAATTTGGTCTTGCATTACATTATTGTTCTTATTCCATACTGCTGTTTTTTGATCATAAGATTCTGAATAACAATATTTAATAATATTTGATATACCAGTTATATTCAAAGAGACATTTTGAGATGAAACTGTCAATAATTCCTTTTCAATTATTTCATTATAATTAAGTGTTCGAAATACATTTGTGAAATTGTTAAAGTTAGTCTCAGTATATTTTCCTTTCAATGGATAAACTGTTATTTCCAATTTTTGATTGTCATTAATTTCTTCCTTATATTTCGAAATAAGATCAAAAATTGGTAAATCCGATTGAAGTTCCATGAATTGTATCTATATAATAGTTGTCATTTTTTTTATTATGCATATAAAGACTTATATAAAAAAATGATGTTATAGTAGATATATTATTATCATCATGTCTGAACTTTTTATACCAATAAAATTTAATACTACTCTTCAACTTAAAACAACTGAAATTGGTAGTAATATTGATGATATTTTATTAAAAAAAGTAAAATCAAATTTAGAAAATATGTGTTCTAAACATGGTTATATTAAAAATAACAGTATCAAAATCATAAAACGATCTATTGGACAACTTATTGTATCTCAGTTTAATGGAAATATTATGTATAATCTTCAATGTATTGGAGAAATTTGTAATCCAGCACAAGGCTCTATTCTTAAATGTAAAATTAAAGCTAAAAACTCTCTTGGTCTTCTTGGAGAAGGATTCCATGATAATATTCCAATTTTACAAATTATTATACCAAAACTGTCTGCAGGTATTCAATCTGAAATTGATATTGATACAGTCAAAATAGGCGATGAAATCAAAATTGAAGTATGTGGTAAAAAATTTCTTTTATACGATAAATATATTTCTATTATTGGTAAAGCTATTAAAGATACAAATATTGACGTTCATAACATTATTGAAGTACAATCAAATAGTGATGTCGACGATGATAGAACTATTGTTAATGAAGAAGAAGATATTATTGAATTTGAAGATGAAGAAGATATGAAATCTGAATATGAGTCTGATGAAGAAGAAATAGACGATGATGATAATTTATCACTTGATGATGTTAATGAGGGTATAGATGATGAATTTGAGGATTTTGTTGAAGATGATATCAATGATTAAATCCATATAAATAAACTATGTATATATAATATTAATGAATAACATAGATACTTGTAAGTATATACATGATAATATACATCGATTGTGTCAAAATGAAATAGACGAAATATTTAAAATATTACATAAAAATGATTGTTCGTATACACAAAATAATAATGGTGTATTTGTAAATTTAAATTGGCTTGATGAAGATATTCTGAATAATATCAAAGATTATGTTTCATTTTGTTTATGTTCTCAAAGGGAAATTACAAAATACGAATCTATCAAGAACACATTATCAAATAAATTGGCAACAAAAGAAAAAATTATTGAAAATGATGAAGATGCATTATCTTCTATCAATCAAACTATAATATCAACTAAAAATTCAAAAATTTCATCAAGTATGAAGTTTTATTTGTTAAAGAAGAGATTTCAGAAAAAAAGTTGTCCAATTGCATATAACAACAATGTTTTGACTCATGAAGAATATATAATGTGAATATGAGTACATTTATTTTTTTAATTTATTTTATTTTTTAATAATTCTTTAAAATGAGTACATTCCTTAACATATTTTAAAATTTTATAAACTTATTTTATTTTTTAGAAAAAGTTATGAACATGTACTCAAAATTATAAGATTCCTTAAGCCCCTAAAATGAGTACATTCCTTAA